CTTGGAACGGCGCACTTGTTTTCATTGAAAAGAAAATTCTTTCTTCCTCGCCATCTGTTGACTGCGAAAAATCGTCTATAATAACTACCTTCTGTTGTGCATAACCATCCATATGTTTTAATTTCGAATTCCAGGAATACATTCTATTAGATTCTGGATACTGCATAAAATCACACATATCTTGCGTTAACGAGTTAACCATTGTGCTTTTCCCTATATTAGTGGGTCCGTAGAAGCACATAACATAAGGGTCAGGTCTGGCAGTTGCTTGGAACTTTACAGCTCTAGCTTCAGTTGATAATTTCTTTGCAGCACCAATAGTGGCTTTAATAGCTGAAATAACTGCAGGATCAGTAATATTAATTAATAATTTGAGACTATACTCAGTCGCTTTATCTCCTAAAGTAATTGCTTCATCTTGTAATGAAATATCCATCGGAATCATACTCTTCAGGGGTTCAGTTCCTAGCTCATCTACACGGATCATCCATTCAGCTACATCTCCTTTTAGAGAATTTAGAATGGCCGCTTTTTGGATATCTTCATATTTCTTACCCGCACAAAAACAGATAACTCTAGTTATCCATTCCTTAACTATAGGGATTGATTCCATAAATACTTTGAAACCCTTAAATATATTAAAAATTTGGCCTCCTTTTAGAGAAAAATGTTTCACAGCATCGTATGTTTCTTCTTGCATTTCTTCCCAGCTTGGAACAATTCCAAAGACAAAGGCGGCTATTACTCCTGTAATAGCAGTTAACCCAGAAATCACAAATGGAAGATGTTCTTCTCCACTTTGTTCCTGAAACTTCGAGGTTACTCCTTGCTTAACTTCATTTAGGAGCGCCCATATCTTTGTTCCATAATTCATTATGGCGGGAAGCAGTGACGATGGGAGTCCCACGTACCCTGCAAGTCGAAACAACGTTTCGATTAGTCTTGATTGCTTTCTATCTTCATCTTCTCTAAAATACATAATCATGTCTATACAAAATAAATAAATTTTGTCGGCTATGTTCTCTTTAGAAAATTGCACTCCTTCAAAAATAGTATCCTTAAATAAAGTGGTAAGAAAACCGTCATCTTGTACTTTAGTAACTAATGTATTAATTGATGCTGCCGTTGCAGTAGTTTTAGATTGAACCACATCTACGACAGCATCTAACTTATGAGCTAAATCAGTAACAGCATCCATAGTAGAATTAATTTTTCCACCATCGATTGGTTGAGAGATTATACTTTGCATTGTTTTAGAAAACATTTGTTCT